TTACCGGAAGACTTCATATTACAGGGTGGTGTGAAGAATTTAAATCATATATGCCAAAACGTGCCAGTCGCCACAGCTGAAGACATGGCAGAACATGTACAAAAGTTTGTTGATGGTAGGTTAAACAACCAGATGATAGATACAGATTTTTTGATTCAAGATAACACTAATCATAAACTAAAATTTGAAAAAAACAGTGTACAATTAGATGCTTTTATGGTATAATATTATTATTTGTAGGAGAAATGAATGTCGATAATGGATAAATTAAAGAAGAACAGTAAGAGTGATTTTACTTCTGTTCTAGCTGATTCTAAATTTTTTAATGAAAAAGATATGGTACCAACTACTGTACCTATGATGAACGTTGCACTGTCAGGTTCTATGGACGGTGGCTTGGCACCAGGGTTAACTGTATTAGCCGGCCCATCAAAACATTTTAAAACATCATTTGCTTTAATAATGGCAAGCGCATACTTAAAAAAGTATGATGATGCAGTATTATTATTTTATGATTCAGAGTTTGGTTCGCCACAAGCGTATTTCGAAAACTTTGATATCGATACAAGTAGAGTGTTACATACACCAATTACAAACGTGGAAGAACTTAAGTTCGATATCATTGCGCAACTTGAAGGTTTAGATAGAAACGACAAGGTCGTAATTGTAATTGATTCAGTAGGTAACCTTGCGTCTAAAAAAGAGTTAGAAGATGCGATAAATGAAAAGTCAGTGGCAGATATGTCAAGAGCAAAAGCACTTAAAGGCTTGTTTAGAATGACAACACCTTATTTAAATATGAAAAACATTCCTTTAATTGCAGTCAATCATACATACAAAGAGATAGGTTTATTTCCTAAGGACGTTGTTTCAGGTGGTACTGGCATCTATTACAGTGCTGATAATATCTGGATTGTTGGTAGGCAACAAGACAAACAAGGTACAGAAATAAAAGGATATCACTTTGTAATCAATGTGGAGAAATCAAGATATGTTAAAGAAAAGTCTAAGATTCCTATTTCTGTTAGTTGGGACGGCGGTGTTCAGCAGTGGTCTGGCCTTCTTGACGTTGCTATGTCTGGTAATTATGTTAGTAAGCCCAGCCCTGGTTGGTACTGCAGAATTGATAAATCAAGCGGAGAACTGGTGGAACCAAAAGTCAGAGAAAAAGAAACTTTAAATGAAGAGTTCTGGAAGCCAATAATCGAAGAAACAGACTTTAAGCAATACGTAACCAACAAGTATTCAATATTAAATAATATTGTTAACTTGGAAAAGTTGGATGCACATTAATGAGTATTACACTTAAAGAAAATATTGATTATGAAATAATCCCTGATCATCAAGATGAACAAGCTTGGAACGTTAGGATCCTTAAGGGTCCTTTTACAGAAACTGTAATCAAGTATGGTGTGATTAAATTTAATAAAAAAAACATGTCGTTTAATTTTAACCTTGTGTATTCACCAGATACAGAACTTACAACTGACGATTATGATTTACAAGATTTTGCAGGTGAGATGCTAGAAAAAATTATGGAAAATGGTATAAAAGAAAAATCAGTAGTAACTAAGGAGATATAAAATGAAAATAACAACTAGTCAAAGGCTTGTATTATTAATGGACGAGATATCCATTGCTAAAGGTAAACTACAACCACAAGATACTGGACATATACACACTTCAATAAGTTACCTTGAAAGTCGTGTAGAAGAAGTTCAAGCAGAAATAGATAAGGAACTCAGAAAAGCTGCCTATGCCTACTAATTTAGAACAAACTATATTACGTAATCTGTTATCTGATGAAGGCTACATGCGTAAGGTGCTGCCTTTCATTAAGCCAGATTACTTCGAAGGCATATATCGAATATTGTTTCGAGAAGCCGGTAAGTTTGTCGCTAAGTATAATAAGCTACCAAACGCTGAATCATTTAAGATCGAACTTGATCAAAGTGATAAGTTAAGCGATGAACAATATACATTAGCCATGGATATCGTACCACAGTTATTTACTGGTGATAAAGTAGATGATAAATGGTTACTTGATACCACTGAGAAATGGTGTCAAGATCGTGCAATATATCTCGCCATAATGGAATCAATATCAATTATTGATGGAAAGCACGAAAAATTAACTAAAGGTGCTTTACCTGATCTATTATCAAATGCACTTGGCGTAGGATTTGACTTACAAGTTGGTCATGATTATGTAGAAAACGCGGAGGATCGATATGAATTCTATCATACAGAAGAAGACAGGCTTCCATTTGATTTGGAATACTTTAACACAATCACAAAGGGTGGTGTCCCACGTAAAACTCTTAACATTGCTCTCGCTGGTACCGGTGTCGGTAAGTCTTTATTTATGTGCCATGTTGCTGCCTCATCTTTAGTTCAAGGTCAAAATGTTTTATATATCACAATGGAAATGGCTGAAGAAAGAATCGCTGAAAGAATAGATGCAAACTTGCTTGATGTTCCTATTGACCAATTAGATAAATTACCGAAGAATACTTTTAGTTTAAAAGTGCAGGATATTGCACGTAAAACACAAGGTAAGTTAATCATAAAAGAATATCCAACTGGCTCTGCACATGCAGGTCATTTTAGAGCTTTACTTAATGAACTTAAATTAAAAAGGCAGTTTGAACCAGACTTAATCTTTATAGATTATCTAAACATATGTGCAAGTTCAAGAATGAAAGGAATGGGCGGTGCAATTAATTCATACTCTTACATTAAAGCAATTGCTGAAGAATTACGTGGCCTTGCTGTCGAGTTCGACTTACCGATCTTCTCTGCAACGCAAACGACTCGTTCTGGTTATTCTAACTCGGATATTGGGCTTGAAGATACAAGTGAGTCTTTTGGATTACCCGCAACAGCGGATCTAATGTTTGCTTTGATAACTACCGAGGAACTTGAACAACAAGGTCAGTTTATGGTCAAGCAATTAAAGAATCGTTACAACGATCCGACATTACATAAAAGATTTGTAGTAGGTGTCGATCGTAGTAAGATGCGTTTGTATGATGTAGAAGACAATCAACAAACACTCGTAGATGATACACCAGTGTTTGATAAAACAGAAACCGGAAAAAGATTTAAGGATTTTAAATTATGATAAAACATTATATAGCAATACTATGGTGCCTAGCTTTTTGGGGCGGACTTATAACAGGTAAAAGCGCATTTGCAGGTGAATGGAATGATAAGCCAGTTGTGTGCGAACAAAAAGATCGATTTGAAAGCTTAATGGTTGAACAAGGTAAAATAATATTAGGTGGAGCTGATATGTTTGCCACAGTAAGAACTAAAGATGGATTAAGTGATATTCCAGCAGTGCTTCCAATGAGGCTTTATGTAAACTTATCTAATAAACATTTTACACTAGCAGAATGGCATAGAGATTATAATACTTATTGCATTTTAGCTTATGGAGAAGAATGGCATATCATAGGAGAAAAAAGCTAAATGTTCTATGATATAGAAAAGTTAAATAAATTAGAAAAAGAACTATCTGAAAACTTAATGCATGCTGATGGTAAAACGCATGAAAAAGAATATAGGCCCTTTTGGATAAATTATAGATCTGACATGCCTAAGTGTTTAATGGTTATAAGAGAGTATAGAGAAATATTAAGACAATTGGAAAGTAAAAATGAAAGTAAAACTAGTTAGTTACAGTAAACCATCTGAATTTCAATCATGGGATTCTAGAATAAAACCTCCACTAAGTTGTCAAGATCTGATAGCTTTTTGTGCAAGAGTCTCAAACCCTGGCAATCAAAACAACAGTAAAACTGCAGAGAAGTTGTTGAGATATCTTGCTAAACATAAACATTGGTCTCCATTTGAAATGGTAAGCGCGTGTGTTGAAATAGAAACTACAAGAGATATCGCTAGGCAGTTACTAAGACACCGTAGTTTCAGTTTTCAAGAATTTAGTCAAAGGTATGCAAATCCAGTAGAGGAGTTAGAATTTGTCAAACGAGAAGCGAGAATGCAAGATGATAAGAATAGACAAAATAGTATCGAAATTGATGATAGGTCTCTCCAAGATGAGTGGGATAGAGAACAAGGAAGAGTTATCTGGATGTGCAAACAGGTTTATCAACAAGCTATCAAGAAAGGGATTGCGAAGGAAGTCGCAAGAGCGGTCTTACCCGAAGGATTAATGAAATCAAGATTATATATGAATGGTACTATTAGAAGTTGGATTCATTTTATAGAATTACGTTCAGCAAATGGAACACAAAAAGAATGTACTGAAGTTGCAATTGCATGTGCACAAGCAATATCAAAAATATTTTCAATGGCGGAGGAGTTTGTAGATGAGTAATAAGTATACACAAGATATGACAGGAACAGGCGATCATGTTGAATTACCAGAAGAAGAAGTAGATGATGATCCAGAACCTGAAAGATATTATGACTGGATGCTTTGGTCTCTTAGACAAAAAAGAAAAAAAGATGAAAAAAAGTTCAATTAACTGTGTACATTCCCTAAAAAATAGTGTATAATAATACTATAAAATAAAAAATTAAGGGAGTTTTATATGTATAAAATTAATGTTTTCAAAAATGGTAGTCTGGTTGCATCCAGTGGTTTCATACTAGAGAAAGATGCTCTAATGGAGTTGGCTAGATTCGAAAGGCCAGAAAGACAAGAGTACGTGGCCGTACTTGAAACTCCGGATCAGGAGGACAAGTAATGGGAATATTTGTAGGTAGATACGATCATATCAATACAGAAAAAGTCTGTAAGAATCGTAGTAAGTCATGGGTTGGTAGGTTCAACCCTTGTAACTCAAATGATATGCAAGAATATGAAATAGTAAAAGCAATCGTAAGAAACGTAAACTCATCAACTAAAGATAAATTTAGAGTTGAGAAAAAAGGTAGAAAGCCTATCAATGGTTTTGTCTATGGTGGTAATCCTAGAGGAGGTATAAGTAAAGCCACACTGTGGGATGTATACATTTGGAGGAGGCATGTATTATGATTATTGTTGATTACAGTGGTATTGCTTTAGCAAGTATAATAATTAATAAAACGTTTGATGAACAACTAATTCGTCATATGATTCTCAACTCCCTTAGAATGTATCGTACAAGATACAAAGAAGAGTATGGCGAATTAGTTCTTGCCGTCGATGCGTCAAATAACTGGCGCAAGACGGCTTTTCCACAGTACAAAGCAAGTAGAAAGAAGACACAGAAAGAATCATCTTTTGATTGGGGCGAAGCTTTTAGAATACTTAACGAAGTGCGTGAAGAAATTGCAGAAAACTTTCCATATAAAGTAATTCGTATTGATGGTTGTGAAGCCGATGATATTATTGGTACAATTGTTACCATGAATCCGGATCCAAACAAAGATTATAATCACGAAAAAATTATGATTGTATCTTCTGATAGAGATTTCTTACAACTACAAAAATATAAATTTGTAAGGCAATACTCACCACTTCTTAAAAAAGAATTGATAGAAGAAAATCCAAGAGTGTACCTACAAACTCATATCATTAAAGGTGATAAAGGTGATGGTGTACCAAACATATTATCTGATGATAACGTATTTGTTGAAGGATTTAGACAAACACCAATCACTCAAAAGAAGATAGATAATATCATACAAGATCTTGAAGAAGGCGAATTATTATATGCAGCTTCTTGGTATCGTAACTATTGTAGGAATAAGAAACTGATTGATCTTACTGAAACTCCAGAAGATCTAAGAAAGCAAATTATAAATAGTTTTATAGACCAAGATCCAGCATCGTTATACAGCAAGAAAGGTAAAGTGTTTCCTTACTTAGTTGCTAAACGTTGTAATGAATTGATTAAAAGTGTACAGGAGTTTATTTAATGAAACAGTATGTTTTTGAAGTCTTAGAAGAAATGGCTAAGCAAAGAAATAAAAATGATAAAGTTCGTGTCTTAAAAGAAAACGAGTCATGGGCTTTAAAAGATATCATAAGAGGTTCCATGGATACGACAATAAAATGGAACTTACCGGAAGGCGAACCGCCTTATAATCCATCACCAGCTCACATGCATCCGACAAACTTAACAAAACAAAATGGTAAGTTTAAATATTTTGTTAAAGGCGGACCCGGCGATAAGATGCCAAAGTATAAAAAAGAACAAATATTCATTGGAATACTTGAAGGTGTGCATCCAGAAGACGCCAAGCTTGTAGTTAACATGATTAATAAAAAGAAAATCCCTGGAATATCAAAACCAGTTGTTGAAGAAGCGTTTCCAAAATTATTACAAGATTAAATTTAAATCAATTGAAAAAATATTTGTTTACAAATTACAAAAATTATGATACAATTATATTATTTAAAGGTGAAATATGAATATTTTTATACTAGATAAAGATCCGCATGTGGCTGCACAAATGCTTTGTGACAAGCACGTTCCAAAAATGATCATCGAATCTGCACAAATGTTAAGTACCGTGCATCGTATGCTTGATGGCACTCCAGAAAAGCGTAGGTCAAAGTCAGGTAAAACTATGCAAACGTATTATTCCTTTGGTGATATACGTGATGAGTTGTATTATCTTGCAGTGCA